ACTATGATTTGTTTATAAGTCAGGAAGATGAAAGTTAATACATTAAATCCTTTTTTAGAACAGAAAGAAGCACAAGCTAGATTTAACATTTGTGCTAAATGTCCTAGTTTCAATAAGACTACTTTTATATGTAAAGAGTGTTGGTGTATTATGAAAATAAAATGTAAATTAAAGAAATCAAAGTGCCCATTAGGTAAATGGTAATATAAATAATTATAATCGTTTATCCTGAAACGGACGGAAGTAAACCATCAAGGTTGAAGAAACGCTCTTTAATTAAAGGAGTATGTATGGACTTGTTAAAAGACCTACGAGCTTTAAGAAAAGAGAAAGATAAACAAATCTCTGCTAAAGCTCAATTAAGAAAAAGAAGTAAAGATAGTATTGCTAGACCAAAGGCAAAGAAAAATCTTTTTTCTACTGACCCACGTATGCAAGGTATATAAGATTGGCCTGCTCGGTAGGACTCGAACCTACGACCCACAGCTTAGAAGGCTGTTGCTCTAATCCAACTGAGCTACGAGCAGTTTGTGTATTATGCAGGTGTATTATTTGATTGTCAAGCCTTATTTGTAATAAATGGCAAAAGTGTCTGCCATATTTTTGTGGCAGAAAGAAGCAGGTCTATCATAACCTACTTTTGATTTTCCTCTATATCTGATTCTTAAAGGTTTTACTTTTAAACTAAATTCATAAAACAAATCAAGATACTTCATAGGTATATTTTTTGCTATACCTTGTTCATTAGGGTGGGCAAGATACTTTTTAGCAATCTTGTTCCCAACCCTTTTTAGTTTCTGATAATATTCAGTATTCATTATTTTATCAGCGTAGTTCATATTATTTCAAGTACAAAGGACCAGTCCATTGAATAGGATATTGTCCTTTTAAAACGTTACCTCTAGGAGAGTTTAAAGCAGGTGCATTGTAACCAGCGGCTTTCAATATATCACCTTTCTTAAAGTGTTTAAAGTCTTCTTTAACAATGAAACAAAAAACACCAGTATCTTGTACAATCTTAATGTACTTTTTACCTTCTTTGATTTTTGTTTTATTATCCCAATTGTCAACTTGTTCTTTAGAATAACCTGATAGTTCTTTACCACCAGATGTAGACCATCTAGTATAATCGGCTTTAGCGCCAGCCATCAAGTTCTTAATACCCTCATCAAGAGTAGTAGCAGTTTTATCAACGTGTATCATAGTGTATCCTTATTTGTTAGTTATTGCTATTAAACCACCAGAAACGAATAATGCTAAACCAACAAAGGCATACATTATCATTTCACCAAGTGTATTTGCTTTTTCAACACAATCGCCATCACAATCACCAGCAGCGCCAGCCATCATAATCAAACCGATTGTTATTAATATTGCAGAAATTAAAGTTTTCATAGTGTTTATGTCCTTTCTCATTTTCTATAACCATATTACCACATATAAATATAGAAAGCAAGCACTTTTTTTAAAAAAATGACTAAAAAAAGCGTGAAAAATCAAGGGTTTTTGATTTTTTTTGTACTAGTTTTGTTCTTTTTGAGCGTTTCCTGTGCAAAAATACGAGAAAATTGCGATTCGTTGACTTATAAAAGCGAATCACCCTTAAAATATGCGAAAATGTTGCAAAAAGGAGAAATTTTTGCTCAATTTCGTTGTGAATTTTAATTAACAAGTGAGAATTTATGAAAAAAATGAGAATCTTCAAATTTTGGAATGAAAAAGGCGAAGAAAAAGAGACGGAACAGCTAAGTTTAACAAGAGCAGTCAAATCTGTTCAAGGTGATTTCAAAGACCAATTTATCGGAGTTGAATATACGACAAAAAAAGGCAAGGAAATGTCAACAACGATAGAATTACCTTGGGGAAGAAAAGTCAGACGTGCAATTATAGCAGAAAAGAAGAAAGCTGCTTTAAAAGCAAAACAACAAAGGTAATTTATGGCGAAATTAAGTAAGACTTTTGTGGCACACGTTAGTATGCCTAAAAAGACTTCACAATCAGGTAAGAAAAGAAGTTGTAAAATGAGTTCAATGAATAAATCAAAAAAACGTAGTTTAAAATTTTACAAAGGACAAGGAAAATAGTAATGCCAGCAATCAGTAGAAAAGGTGATAGTTTGTCAACAGGACACGCTTGCACAGGAACAACAACATTAGACACGCCTAAACAAGGCTCTGTTTATGCAAATAATAAACTGATTGCAAGAATAGGCGACCCAACCGTTTCACATCCAGCACCACCTATTCCACCTTGTCCTGACCACGTAGCAAATGTTAACGCAGGTTCATTTAACGTTTATGTAGTTGGTATTAAGGTAGCTAGAATTGGTGATAGTGCAGACGCAGGAGCTATGACTAGTGGTTCTGTAAATGTTTTTGCAAACGGTTCGTAAAAGTATATAAATATTACCGTTATGGCACAATACGACTCGGCAACAAGTAATAATTCTAATAGACAAAATCAAAAGTTTAGTGATATTGACCTAGACTTTAGTAGGAATTTGGTTACGAGTGATGTAGCTAAGGTTACAGATGTTGTTGCTGTAAAAAGGTCAGTTAAAAATTTAGTACAAACTAATTTTTATGAAAGACCTTTTAATCCAGAATTAGGTTGTGGTGTAAGAGAATTATTATTTGAACCTTTTACACCTATAACAAGAGTATTATTAGAGAGAAAAATTGAAGAAGTATTAAAAAATTATGAACCAAGGTGTGTACTTCAAAATGTAACCGTAGATGATGACCAAGACAGAAATAGATTATTAGTAAACATATATTTTTATGTTAGAGGTATTCCTGGTCCACAAACGGTTTCAACATTCTTACAAAGGTTAAGATAAAATGGCAAATGGCAAAATATCAGTTTCAGAATTAGACTTTAATTTAATCAAAACAAATTTAAAAACTTTTTTACAAAGTCAAACAACATTTCAAGATTATGACTTTGAAGGTTCTGGTCTTTCAATCTTATTAGATATTTTATCTTACAACACTCACTATATGGCCTTCTTGGCCAATATGTCAACAAACGAATTATACCTAGATAGTGCCGATATTAGAAACAATATTGTATCACTAGCAAAAATGTTAGGTTATACACCTAACTCACCAAGAGCACCAAGAGCCTCAATCAATTTAGTTGTTAATGATGGTTCAGGTACTTCAATCACAATGTCTAAAGGAACAATTTTTTCAAGTGTAGTTGATGGTGTTGATTATCAATATGTGACCAATGAAGATATTACAGCAACACCTCTTGATGGTGTATTTACTTTTTCAAATGTGCCTTTATACGAGGGTACTTTAGTTAGATTTAAATATACGGTTGATAGTACAGACGTTGACCAAAAATTTATTATTCCAAATGCTAACGCAGATACATCAACATTAAAAGTATCTGTACAAAATTCATCAACAGATTCATCACTTACTAATTACTCATTAGCTGGTGGTTATACAGGTGTTGAATCAGATTCAAAAGTTTATTTCATACAAGAAGGTCAAGAAGGTAGATACGAAGTTTATTTTGGTGACGGTGTTACCGGAAATAAATTATCAGATGGTAATGTTGTAATATTAGAATACGTTGTAACCAACAAAGGCGACTCTAATGGTGCAAATGTTTTTGCTCTTCAAGGTAATGTGGGTGGTTTTACAGATGTTTCAATTACAACTCAATCAAGTTCTCAAGGTGGTGCAGAAGCTGAAACAAATGAATCAATTAAATTTAATGCGCCTTTAAATTTTGCAGCTCAAGACAGAGCGGTAACAACAACTGATTATGAATCACTTGTAAAACAAATTTACCCTAATGCATTATCAGTAAGTTCTTGGGGTGGTGAAGATGATGAAACACCAAGATATGGTATTGTTAAGATTGCAATTAAGGCAGCTTCAGGTTCAACTCTAACTGACCAAACTAAATTAGATATTGTAAATGGTTTAAAACCATATAATGTTGCTTCAGTAAAACCAGAAATTGTGGATCCTGAAACAACTTCAGTTTTATTAACTTCAAATGTTAAGTTTGACGCAAAGTCAACAACTAAATCGGCAACAACTTTAAAATCAGAAATTATTGATACAATAACAGATTACAATACTTCAACACTTCAAAAATTTGATAGTGTTTTTAGATTTTCAAAATTGACAGGTTTAATTGATGATACAGATACAAGTATTTTATCAAACATAACAACCGTTAAAATTAGAAAAAGTTTTACTCCAACTTTAGCTTCATCAAACGCATATAATATTTACTTTAGAAATTCATTATATAATCCTCATTCAGGCCATAACTCTACTGGCGGTGGTATTTTATCATCAACAGGTTTCAAGGTATCAGGTAGTGATTTTGAAATGTTTTTAGACGAAGATGGTAACGGTAATGTAAGAAGATATTATCTAGTAAGTGGTGTTAAAACTTACGCAAACAACACGCAAGGTACAATTGATTACACAACAGGTCAGGTAACTTTAAATTCATTAAACGTTGCTTCAGTTTCTAATATCAGAGGCGCAGCTTCAACCGTAATTGAAATAACGGTACAACCAAGTTCTAATGATGTTATTCCTGTAAGAGACCAAATTGTAGAAATTGATGTTGCAAATTCACTAATTACCGTAGAGAAGGATAGTTTTGTTGGTGGTTCTGCCGAGGCTGGCGTTGGTTACACATCATCATCAAGTTATTAATGAATAATGGCAAAGTTTAATGAAAAGTTATCCACGATACTTAATAATCAACTACCAGAGTTTATAGTTGCTGACCACCCTAGGTTTGCAGATTTTTTAAAATCTTATTATCAATTATTAGAATCAGCAGAATTACAAGTTAAAGATGTTCAAAACACCGTTGGTGTTTTAATTGAAACTGAAACTGGTCAAGAAAACAATTTAGTATATGACGCTACTAGAATTGGTAGTGCAAAAACTAATATTGACGAAGGCGACAAAATTCTATTAGAAGAAACAACTTACGGAAAATTTACCGTAGGCGAAACTATAAAAGGTCAAACTTCAGGTGCAGAGGCAAAAGTATTAGCCGAAGACTTAAATCAAAACAGATTGTTTATATCTGCTAATGATAAATTTATTACAAATGAAATAGTTGAAGGATTAGATTCAAAAGCTTCTGCTACTATTACTAATTACAGACCTAATCCTGTTCAAAACATTTCTGACCTTGTAAACTTTAGAGACCCCGACAAAGCGATTGAGTCTTTTTTAAATAACTTTAGAAATGAATTTTTAGCAACTTTACCTGAAGTATTAGATAGTCAAGTTAATAAAAGAAACTTAATTAAAAACATTAAGAATATGTACCGTGCAAAAGGTACGGCCGCAGGTCACGAATTATTTTTTAGATTATTATTTAATGAGAAATCAGAAACAATTTATCCTAGAGAACAATTATTAAAAACTTCAGATGGTCAATATGACTCTTTAAAAATTTTAAGAATTATTGAAAGAGTTGGAAACACCGAAGGTTTAATTAGTAGAACAATTACAGGTAAAGATTCAAGGGCAACAGCCGTAATTGAAAACTTAGCACGTTTTCAAATTGGTGATGATACAATTACAGAATTAGTTTTAAACCAAGAAAGTGTTAATGGTACTTTTCAAGTAGGTGAAGAAGTTTCTGGTACTGCTTCTGAAACAGATGACTATTTTATCAAGGCAGATATTACAGGTATTCCTGGTACAAAAACAATTACAAATCCTGGTTCACTTTATAAAACAAGTGATACAATAACGGTGTCAGGTGGTGGTACAGGTGCGTTATTTCAAATTTCAGATATTGGTACAGGTTCAGTAGAAGAATTAATTATTGATAGTGCTGGCTCAGGTTATTCTATTGGCGATACAATTAATTTTAATAATGATGGTACTTTTGGTGCAAATGCAGCCGGCTTCGTAAGTATTGTAAATGGTAGTATCGTAGACCAAAATGGTACTAGAGCACCTGCTGATGGTACAGAGGATAAAATTCTTTTAGAAGATGAAACTTGCGCCGGCGATTTATACCAAGGAAATAATATTGTACAAGAAACTGCCACAACTTCTGGTGAAGTTGCAGGTTTTCCAGGTTCAGCAGATTTAACAACAGGTTCTATAACAAAAGTATTTTTATCAAATGGTGGTAACGGATATAAAACAACTCCTATTTTATCAATAACAAGTTCAGGTGGTACTAATGGTGTTATTAGAGCTTTTGGTAACGGTATAGGAAAAGTTAATGCATTAAGAACAATTGAGTTTGGTAAAAAATATGAATTAAGTCCAGCACCTACATTACAATTCTTTAATAATATTTTAATAAAATCAATTGTAGGTTCTTTTGTAGATGGTCAAACAATTACTTTTTCTGGTGGTGCAACAGCAACAATTGTAAATTTAGATAGTGATAGAAATATTTTAAAAGTAAAAGATGTTAATGGTTCAATAACTCAAAATGAAACAATGACAACTTCAGGTGGTGGTACTGCTACCGTATCAAGAATTAATTTAGCAGCTGCAACCGTAAACGTTGTGCCTATAACAGATACAGACGGTACTTTTATTAATGAAGATGGTAAAATTTCTGAAAGTACAATGAAAGTACAAGATAGTTTATACTATCAAGATTTTTCTTATGTAATCAAAGTTGGTCAATCTATTAATGCTTGGCGAGACGCATTTAAAAAGACTATGCACACAGCAGGTTTTTATTTTACAGGTCAAGTTAATATTGCAACTAGATTAAATGCTAAAACAAGAGCGCCAGTTGTTGGTGGTATTTCGCAAGTTGCTGAAGTGCCGTTCTTACAAGTTCTTAATACTCTATTCTCTACAATATTTGGTAGAAGATTAGGAACAATTAGTGATGGTACTACATTAAGAGCTAATGCAAGATTAAAAGGTGCAATTGATTCAGACGCTTCAACAAGTGAACATTTTGAATCAAACACTAGAGATTTAACTTTAAGGTCAGATACAAACCTAGATTATTTAAGTAGAGTTAGAAGAGATATACCAGACAATACACAAACTTATAATGTTAGACAAGGTCACGCATACGCAGGACCAAGATACGCATTTTTAAATAAAAATATTCAACAAATATTCAAAGGTCCAGGATTTACGGTAGAGGCCTTTAATGATATTAAAATTATTGGTACAAGAACAGGTTTAGATGGTCAACCAGCAACCTTTATTGCAACATCACATCCAGATGGTCAAAATTTAAAGACTTATTTTACAATACCTAGTGAATTTGCAACTAATAGAAATGACTTCTCAAACACGGTTACCAACTTTAGTTCAACGTCAGCAACGTTTGATGACACAACACCATAGGAATGATTATAAATAGTAGAGAGAATTAAATATGGCAAAATTTACAATTAATACAGGTTCAAGTCCAAATGACGGTACAGGTGATAACCTACGTACTGGTGCAACGTATATTAATAATAACTTCAATGAAATATACAATGCAATTGGTAACGGTACCGTTCTAACAGCTTACCTTGATTTAGCTGACGATACTTCATCAACTTTAAGAAAAAATATTGGTGATACATTAACTTTTGAAGGTGGTCTAGGTATTGATACCGTGATTACTGGTGGTAAAGTTCAAATTAAAGTAAATGCTTCAGTATTGACAGCAACTGCTTCTGCTACACTTACAAATAAAAATATTAATCTTGCAAATAACACAATTTCAGGAACATTAACAGAATTTAATACTGCTTTATCTGGCACAGATTTTGCTTCAACTGACCAAACTCAAACTTTAACTAATAAGTCAATGAGTGGTGCAGATAACACATTTACAGCAATACCAAATACAGGTCTTTCAAATCCTGGTTTTACAATTAGAGATAATACTTCAACAACAGACTTTGTAAATTTAGGTGAAACATTATCTATTTTAGGTACAGGTTCAGTATCAAGTTCGGTTACAGGTAATACGGTAACTCTTAACGTATCAAACTTAACAAATGCTGACTTATCAGGTAGTGCAGGTATCACAAATGCAAACTTAGCTAATTCAACGGTACAAATTGGTAATACGTCTGTTGCATTAGGTAGTAATATAAGTGCCGCTTCAAACTTTAATTTAACAGGAACATCCTCTGTATCTGGTTCAGGTACTATTGATACAACAGGTTCAGGTTCTAAAGTTAGAGGTAACTTTTCAAATCAAGCTTCATTCCCTACAGCAACGTCATACTCTGGACTATTTGCTTTAGATGAAACACAACTAAAACCTTTTGTTGCTACACAATCAGGTTATGTAAATATTTTAACAGAAAACGATTCAATATCAAGACACGCAGACGTTACCTTAAATGGTGTGGCTGATGGTTATGTTTTAAAATGGGTATCTGGTAATGGTCGTTTTGAGCCTCAAGCAGAATCAGGTGGTGGCGGTGGTGCGAGTGCATTAAACGATTTAACAGATGTTGTAAATAGTTCGCCAACAGCAGGTATGACACTTGTTTACAATGGTACAAATTGGGTACAAGCAACAACTCCAACATCACAATTGTTGGTGACTGCTAGTGGTTCAAGTGCATACTTATTTACAGGTGCAGGTTTCCCTTCAACTTCAGGTAATAATCCTACTTTACACTTGAAAAAAGGTCAAACTTATTACTTCATTAATAACTCTGGTGGTTCACACCCATTCAGAATACAATCAACAACCGGTACAGGTGGTACAGCTTATAATACAGGAGTTACCAATAATGGTGCTTCTTCAGGCGCTATAGTATTCCACGTTTCTATGGATACTCCAGCAACTCTTTATTATCAATGTACTTCTCACGGTGCAATGAACGGAACAATTAACATAACATAGTGAGAAGTCTTATAAATATTGATTAAGGAAAAGAAAATATGCCAGCAATTATAACAAATAAGTTTAGAATTCACAACTCCGAGCAGTTTAAAGAGTCTTTCTCTGAAGCTGCAGGAAATAACTACTATCTTGGTATTGGTAGACCATCACCATTTAATACTGCTACTAGAGCAGATGGTCGTACAGATAACCAAGGTACAGACGTTTTACCAATTACACCAGCAGATAATAATAATATAGAATCACTTACTTTTGATGATTTATTAGCTGTCAAAAGAATTTCAAGTACAGATGTTTCTTTTGTAGCACCAAGAAGAAACTGGACAACAGGTACAACATACGATATTTACAGACACGATTATGGAGAAAGAATTACTGGCACATCTACTCAACAATCGGCAAATAGTGGTGTATTCAATTTATATGACGCAAATTTCTATGCTATGAATTCATCAAGAAATGTTTACAAATGTTTAGATAATAATAATAACTCAGCTTCAACGGTAGAACCAACTGGTACAAATGCTTCAACTATTCTATCAACTGCTGATGGTTATAAGTGGAAATATATGTACACACTTTCAGCTTCTGAACAATCAAATTTCTTATCAACTGACTTTATGGCAGTATCAACAAATAGTTCAGTATCATCAAACGCCGTTGACGGTGCAATTGATATTGTAAAAATTAAAACTGCTGGTTCAGGTGGTGCAGACGGAACACACACAAACATTCCTATAAGAGGTGATGGTACAGGTGGTGTTGTTTCAGTAACCGTAACCTCTGGTGCTGTAACCGCTGTAAACGTAACCAGCGCAGGTACAGGTTATACTTTTGGTACAATTTCAAATGCACAAATAGTTTCAGCGGGTGCAACTAACCTTGTTGGTGCAGAATTAGATGTAATTATTCCACCAAAAGGCGGACACGGATTTAATGCAGTTCAAGAATTAGGTGCTTTCTTTGTTATGACAAACGTAAGTTTAGAAGGTACAGAATCAGCTAACTCTGGTGACGTTTCAGTTGCAAACGATTTTAGAAGAGTATGCTTAATTAGAGACCCGAAATCGGGTGGTTCAGCTGCTTCAGCTACAACGTTAAGAGCAACTAAAGCAATTCAATTAACAGGTGTTTCAGGTTCATTTAACGTTGATGAAAAAATTACTCAAGCTTCAACAGGTGCAGTAGGTATTGTTGTAGAGTGGGACTCAACTAACTCATTATTATATTATGTACAAACAAGACATAATGACGAGGGTGTTGATTCAAATGGTAATCAAACAGCATTTAGTGGTGCAAACGTTGTATCAGGTACAGGTGGTGCTTCAGGTACTCCGGTAACTACAAGTGGTACGGTAAACAATGTCGTAATTGCTAGTGGCTATTCTGTTCCAGAAATTGACCACGATTCAGGTGATGTTTTATACGTAGAAAACAGAGCGCCAATAACGAGAGCAGCAGACCAGACAGAGAATATCAAATTGATAATTGAGTTTTAAGGGGAATAAAAGACTATGCCAAGTCCAACTGATTTTAACTTATCTCCCTATTATGATGATTTTGCTGAAAGTAAGAAGTTTCATAGAATACTTTTTAGACCAGCATTTGCCGTACAAGCGAGAGAGTTAACACAATCACAATCAATATTACAAAACCAAATAGAGAGAGTATCAGACCATCTATTTGAAAAAGGCGCAATGGTTATTCCAGGTGAAATTGGATATGACCTAAATTACTATTCTCTAAAATTAACTTCATTTACAGATTCACAAAACGTTGGTGTTACCTTATCAGATTTTGTAGGTTTAACATTAACAGGTCAAAGTTCAGGTGTTCAAGCAAAAGTAATTAATCAATCAGCTACTGACGGTACAGACCCAAATACTTTATATGTAAAATATCTTGACTCAGGTACAAGTAGCACGTCTGATAAATTTACTAACGGTGAAACTATTTCAGTTTCAACAACTTTACAAGGACAAGTAACCACGGTATCTGCTGTTTTAGATACTTGTCATACAGGTTCAGCTGCATATGTTGGTAAAGGTGTTTATTATATAAATGGTTTTCACGTTGAAGTTTCTGAACAAACATTACTACTAGACAAATATTCAAACACACCATCTTACAGAATTGGTTTACAAGTTGCAGAGTCTTTCGTAACCCCCAACGAAGATAACGATTTAAATGATAATGCTCAAGGCGTTTCAAATACAAACGCTCCTGGTGCTCATAGATTTAAAATTCAATTAACACTTAAAAAATTAGCATTAGCTTCTGCTGAAGATAATAACTTTGTAGAATTATTAAGACTAAAAACTGGTATTATTCAAAACCAAGTTAGAACAACAGAATATGCAGTATTAGAAGATACACTTGCTAGACGTACTTTTGATGAATCAGGTGATTACGCAGTAAGAGATTTTGAATTAGAAGTTAGAGAACATTTAAAATCAGGTAATAACAGAGGTATTTTTACAGCTGCACAAAATGGTAGTGAGGCTAAACTTGCATTAGGTTTATCTCCAGGAAAAGCATACGTAAAAGGTTATGAGATTGAAACTCTTACAACAACTTATGTTGATGTAGATAAAGCAAGAGACTTTGATACAGAAAATAATTTTAGTACAAAATTTGATGTAGGTAACTCTGTTTTTGTAAGCAATGTATTTGGTTCGCCAGATGTAGGTTTTGTTGCAGGTGCAACTGAAGCATTTAAAGGTATTAGTTTATTTAATACAAAAGGTTCAAGAGGTACAGCCGCTTTAGATTCTGATTCAAGTATCAATCAAATTGGTCGTGCTAAGTCAAGAGGTTTTGAATATGTAACCGGTTCGCCAATAAATTTCACATTCTCATCAAGTGGTATCACAAACAATATCTTTAAACATTTTCTTTTTGATATTGAAATGTTTACACACTTGAATATTACAACAGCGAGAGCATTTACAACAGGTGAAAAAATAACAGGTGGTTCTTCAAATGCCTCTGGTATTGTTCAAAGTATTTCAACAACTGAATCGGTAACTATTACTTCCATTTCAGCTGCAAGTCCAGGTGTGGTAACAACTGACACAAATCACAAATTTAAAGAAGGCCAACAGGTAACAATTTCAAGTGTTGCTGGTTGGGCAATAGATTCAACTGCTTCAGATTCAACTGCTAGAGTTTATACGGTTAGAAATCCAAGTAATAATACTTTTGAATTATATGACACAAACGGAACAACCGCTATTAACGTAACCACAGGTGGTACTGGTGGTACTGCTGAACACGGCGTTGTTGTTCTATCAAATGTTCAAGGTAGTTTCTTAGCCGCTGAAACAATAACTGGTGGTACTTCATCTAATACTGCTGTAATTCAAACTAATTCAGCAGGTATGAAAGGTGCAAGACAATTTGAATTTTCTGCCGTTAAACAACTTTCTATGGCAGGTTCACCAGTTTACACAGCAAATACAGAATTGTCAAATACATATGGTGAAAATTTAACACTTACAGGTAATATTTCAATAACAGCTTCAGGTACAGCAGTTATAGGTTCAGGTACTAGATTTAATGATGAATTAAAAGTTGGTGATGAAATTAGTTTTGGTAATGCTGATGGTACAAATTTACAAAGAACGGTTGAGGCAATTTTATCTGATAATAGTTTAACTTTAAGTGCAGCTATAACAGGTGTTGCCGTTTCATCTTCAATTGCTACAAGAAGAAGAGCAAAACTACAAGATACTGCTAAGAACGTTGCAATATTCCAAATGGGATATGACGCAATCAAAACATTAAAAACTGAATCTAATTCAGGTTTATCTGATACTAATTTTAAAGTAAGAAGACAATTCTCAATTAGTTTATCTTCAGGTACGGGACAAATTTCAGCAGGTAATAATGAAACATTTACAAGTCTTTCAGAGGGCGATTATATTGTTTCTATTATTAATGCAAACTCAGCTTCAACTGGTACGACAGGTAATATTTTAAGTTTAACTGGTAATAATGGTGATGGCAACCCAATCTTTACATTGTCAGGTTCTCCAACAGGTAAAACTTTAGACTTTGATTTTGGTACAGCTTATGCAGACGCAGATTTAAAAATTATTGCTACGGTAAATCGTTCAATTGCAAATTCAAAAACAAAAACTCTACAAAATAACTCTACTAGACAAGCACAAAGTCAAGTTGAAATTGAAAGTGGTACAATCTCACTTGGTAAGGCAGATATTTACAATTTAGATTCTGTTAAAATGGCTGCTGACTTTAGTACAGACGCATTATCAACTGATACAGATATTACAGATAGATTTGAGTTAGATAACGGTCAAAGAGATAACTTCTATGATGTAGGTAGAATTAAATTAAAAACAGGTGCATTGGCACCGACAGGTAGATTGTTAATTACTTTTGATTACTTTACTCACGGTGCTGGTGATTATTTTGATGTTGACTCTTATTCAGGTGTTGTTGATTATAATAATATTCCAAAATACTTATCTGATACAACTGGTAAAGAATATCAATTAAGAGATTCTTTAGACTTTAGACCTAGAGTAGATGACGCTTCAACAATTAATTCAGGTAATCAAGATAGAAGTTATACAGGTGCTTCATTAGACGTTGTTAAATTTGGTGAAGATGTAACCGCTGACTTTGAATATTACTTATCAAGAATTGACAAAGTATTTTTAGATAAAGATGGCTCATTTAAAATTGTTAAAGGTGCCTCTTCATTAGAACCACAGGTTCCAAAAGGTTTAGATAGTGGTATGCATTTATACACACTATTGTTATCTCCATATACTTTAACGACTGAAAGTGTTGAGATTGAAAGACAAGATAATAAACGATACACAATGAGAGACATTGGTAAGTTAGAACAAAGAATTGAAAATGTTGAATACTACACTCAATTGTCTTTACTAGAATCACAAGCTCAATCTTTACAAATTCAAGACGCAGACGGTTTTGATAGATTTAAAAATGGATTTGTAGTAGATAACTTTACAGGTCACGGTATTGGTGATGTAGGTAATTTAGATTACAAATGTTCAATGGATATGGCAAACGGCCAAGTAAGACCTACATTTAAAGAGGATGCTGTTAAATTAATTGAAACAGACGATAAAGGTTTTGCTGATGGTGCTTTGATTACTGAACAAGATAGAGTATCTTCTAATTATCAAAAAACTGGTGATTTAATTACTTTACCTTATGCAGAAACAACTCTTGTTGACCAGCCTTTTGCAAGTAAATTTATTAACGTTAACCCTTTCAATGTATTTACTTGGATAGGTTCAATTGACCTTGACCCACCAGGTGATGAGTGGAAAGAAACAGAAAGAGCACCTGATTTATTAGTTAACCAAAATGGTGCCTTTGATACAATGGTTGCAAATTTAGGTAACCCTAATCTACAACAGGTAGAAATGGGTACCGTTTGGAATGAATGGCAAGATATGTGGACAGGACAACCAGTTGAAGGTGCAAGAAGAAATATTGGTGGTCAAATTAGAGAACAAGCTTTTGTTAGAGGTGCTCCAAGAAGAGTATTACAAAGACAAGAAATTACAACTATTCAACAAGTTAATCAAACTAGAACAGGTATTAGAAGTGTATTAGTTCCTCAAGTTGTAAGAAATTCATTAGGTGATAGAGTAATTAACGTTGCATTTATTCCTTTCATAAGAAGTAGAACGGTAAACTTTACAGGTAAAAGATTTAAACCTAATACAAGATTATATGCTTTCTTTGATGACCAAGACATTAATCAATACATTACACCAACAGGTGGTGCATTAGGTGGAAATATTATTTCAAATGCTCAAGGTGAAATATCAGGTACTTTTGCAATACCTGACCCAACGGTTGATTCAAATCCAAGATGGCGAACAGGTACAAGAACATTTAGATTAACAGCCTCATCAACAGACGATAGAAATTCACAAATTTCCACAGCAGGTGAAGTTGATTACACAGCAAGAGGTACTTTAGATACGGTACAAGAAACTATTGTATCTACTAGAGAGCCAAGACTTGTTAGAACAAACGTAAGTGAAACTAGAAACATTGCAAGAACATCAACACGAACAACTACAACACAGGTTGGTTGGTGGGATCCTCTTGCTCAAACATTCTTAATTGATGACCCAGGAGGAGTTTTCATAACTTCTATTGATTGTTTCTTCCAATCTAAAGACGATAATATTCCAATTACTTTACAAGTTAGAGAAGTTGTAAATGGTTATCCATCAACTACAATCTTACCTTTTGGTGAGGTAACTCTAAATCCTAGTTCAGTAAATACAAGTGCTGATAGTTCAGTTGCAACAACATTTACTTTCCCTAGTCCAATTTATATTCAAGAAAATGTTGAATATTCTTTTGTACTATTGGCTAACTCGCAAGATTACAATGCTTGGGTTGCTAGAATTGGTGAACAACAAATTAATTCTAATAGAACAATATCACAACAACCATATGCTGGTGTTTTATTTAAATCACAAAACGGTTCAACTTGGACTGCTGAACAAAATGAAGATATTAAATTTAAAATCAAACGTGCAGAGTTTGATATTACAAACACAGGTAAATTAACTTTAGGTAACGATACTTTACCAACTAGAACACTAAAACAAAATTCTTTAAGAACAACAAATGGTTCTAAAACAATTAGAGTTTTCCATCCAAACCACGGTATGCACGGTACATCTAATAGAGTAATTATATCTGGCGTGCCTTCAGGTACATACAATGGTCTTGCAAGTGATGACATTAACGGAACATATAACACACTTTCAAATATAACTCTTGATAGTTATGATATTGAATCACCTAGTTCTACAAATGCTACAGCTACAGGTGATATTGGTGGTACTGCTATACAAGCTAGTCAAAACAGAGCATATGACTTAATAAATTTAAGTATTCAAACTATGACTTTACCTGAAACAAATATTACATATGCATTAAGACCTACAAGTGGTAAATCAGTTCACGGTACAGAAACAGAATTTGTGGCGACAACTTCAGCAAATCAAGTTTCAGTAATTGCAGGTGATAATATTTACTTTACATCACCTAATTATGTTTTATCACAAGCAAACGAATTTGCTAAACTTAATGGTAACAAATCATTAATTACACAATTAAGTTTAACTTCAAGTAATACTAAATTATCTCCTGTTGTTGACTTAGCAAGAACAAGTGCATTTACCGTACAGAATAGATTAAATAGTCCAACATCAAGTAATACGCCAAACTTTGTGGCTGATACAGAACCATCAGGTTCATCATCAGCGGCTATCTATTGTACAAGACCTGTTGTACTTGAAAACTTAACAACAGCTCTTGATGTAAGATTAACAAGTGTTGTAAGAGGTAGTTCAGAGGTTGAAGTTTATTACAGAGTGTCTGGTGGTGAAGAACAAAGAAAACTTGATGACTTAAACTGGATTCCATTTAATACTTCAGGCGAAGAAGATACACCAGTTGCTAAATCAGAAAATTCTGGTGACTTTAAAGAATACAAATATAGTGCTTCAGGCATTACAGAGTTTAACTCTTTCCAAATTAAAATAGTTATGAAAGGAACCAATTCAGCATATCCACCGAAGATTAGTGATATGAGAGCAATTGCGTTGGCAGTATAATGAGCTTAAAACTAAAAGTTGAAGGACATACAGATTTAGTAAGAGATAAACATAGTAAAGCAATTATTAATACAAATGTTAGTGAATATCAACTTTATATGGCAAGAAGACAAACTAGAAAGAGTCAAGCTGACCAGATTAAGAGTGCTTGTAGAGAAATAAATAGTATTAAAAACGAATTAAAAGAAATTAGAAATTTAGTTTTAGAATTGGTTAAAAAATAATGGCTATTAGACAAATTAACGCTACAGATAGTTTAGAAACTTTAAGAAGTCAATTTAATACATTGGCTGCTCAAGACTTTGGTGATATTGCAACACTAGATAGTTCAATTTCATCTACAAGTATTGTTGGCGCTATGAACGAGTTGATTACTTTCGTTTCTGCTGCTGAAGGTTTTTTTGTTGTTGACGCCTCATCTACAAGACAGCTAGTTGGTGGTGGTCAAGAATTAACGGTATTAGGTACAACTAATGAGGTTACCGTTCAAGTACAACCAACAGATACAATTTCAATAGGACTTCCAGCAGACGTACAAGTTTCAAGTTCATTACAAGTTGGTGGTAATATTACTACAACAAATAGTGGTAATGTGACCGTTGCAGGCACACTAAAAACAAATACTATTGATGACGTAAGTGGTGGTGCAGTCTCTATTACAGCCGGAATTAATGTTGATGGTGACGCTACATTAGGTTCAATCAATATTTCAGGAAATGTAATTCAATCACAAAACTCAAATACGGTAACTATTAGTGATAACTTATCAATTGGTGGTACAAATAAAATTACCGTAAACGGCACAGAATTAGGTGGTGCTAGCGGAGATATTAATACACTATCGGGTGAAACTTCTTTTGGTTCATCAATTAGATTAGCACCAAACAAATTAATTATTTTTGAAGGTGCAACAGATGACGCAAACGAAACAGCAATTACGGTAACTGACCCAACTGCTGATAGAGTTATTACTTTTCCAGACGCAGGTGGTGATGTTATGTTAACAGGTGCAACTGGTCAAGTAGGCACAGCCAACGTTGCTGATGGAGCTATCACAGCTGCAAAACTAAATAGTTCAGTAAGTTTGGTATTATACAATAGTTCAGGTGTTGCATTAAAAACTTTGTATGGTGCAGGTGCATAATGGAGATATATAATGGCAGTAGTAAGACCAGTTTACTTAAATAATGGAAACGTCCAGCAAATGGACGACACAATGTTTGGTCTTTTAAAAGACGTTTTTAGATACCAATTTTTCACAACAAGTCCAATCACATTATCAGTAGTTAGTTCAGGTGGTAATCTTTCAGGTTTACCTATTACAGATACACGTATGCAGGCTGGTGCTTCAGTATCAAATGTGTCAAGAAATCCTACTGAAGCTGAAACAGCTGAGCCTTCACAGGTAGATGTAAATTATTCAAGAATTAGTCAAACGGTAGATTCTGCTCCAAGTATTACAGCAGATGATGGTAAAAGATATTTTTGTTATATTGATGATAACAATGATATTAAAGTTATGAACCACGGCGATATGTTAGACACAATTGTTAGACCTGTAATTGATGAATTGGTAACAGGTCAAAATACAGCAGACCAAGCAGGAACATATTTTATAGATACATCTTCAACTGCCGCTGGAAATACTAGTTTAGTTTCTTCAACTCCAGTTTTTGTAGATACAAGAGCAAATTTAGCAGCTTACACAGCTTCTGGTATTGGTGAAGTACAAGACCAACCTACAACAATTAATAACTATTATCTAAAAAGAAATACTATGAATATACCTAGTCTTTCAGTATTGCCTTTAAAATTAAGACCTGATAATGATATACAAGAATTTACAACATCCGTAATTAATACGATTGCAAGTGAATTAATGAGAAACGAAGTAATTGATAGTGAAGGCGGATATAAAATTAGATACAATATAAATGGAGCAGGAACAAATAAAGGTTCAGGTATGATTGATACAAGATTGACAGGTGGTTCTGGTAATTATCAAACAAGATATGTAAACACAAACGATTACAGAGCGCAAGAGTTTCCTGATGGAACACCAACAACAATTAACTCTTACTTTTTGAAAATACAAAAAACATCTTAATTATGAATTATGAATATATTATTAACAGGCGGTGATGGCTTTATAGGTCAAAATCTATATAAACATCTTAGCAAAAATCACAAAGTAATTAACATAGATAAAATTTCAGGTTATGATTTACTAACCTGTGATTTACACTATAACGCAGACGTTGTTATTCATTTAGCAGGTCTATCTGGCGTTAGAGATAGTATGCAATATCCTGAAGAATATTGGAAACAAAATGTAATTGCAGGTCAAAGACTATTTGATTTTTTTAAAGACACTAAAATACTTTATGCAAGTTCATCAACGGCATATGAGCCTTGGCGAAACCCTTACGCAATGAGTAAATATAGTCTTGAACAAATAGCACCAGAAAATAGTTTAGGTATGAGATTTACAACCGTTTATGGACCTAATGCAAAACCAAATATGTTAATACCTAAAATTTTAAGAAATGATGTACAATATGTTAATACAAATCATAAAAGAGATTTCATACACGTTGATGATATTATAAGTGCAATAGATATTTTAATGGTTGAAAATATTAAAGGTGTAATTGACATAGGTACAGGTCATACTCACGAATTGGTGGATATTGTTGATTACTTTAGAATTGATTGTGAAAGAAAAGTTGGTAGTGAAAATGAACGACTAGATAATAAGGCTGATACAACTTCACTAAATAGGTTAGGGTGGAAACCTAAAGTGAATTTATATAACTACATTAAGGAAATGAGAAATGTTAACTGAAGTAAATTTAAAAGAACACTTGATTAAAGCATACTTTGTCAATGAAGAAAGAACCGTTATAGAAGTGTTATACACTTCAAAAAATTTCAAAGAAACTCATAGTGCTATTATTGAATACGACCAGAATCATCCTGATTGTAAAGCATTATTAGAAGTTATAACTTTAGATGACTTACACGAGTCAACTTATCAACAGAAAAAAGATGAACGTAGATTATTTGAAGAAGAAGCCATAAAGATTGCAAAGAAAAGTGGTATGGTCTTTGATATGAATAGACTTGATACTAAATTTTATCCGACAATGGTCAAAGCTATTTTTGAAGAAACAGATAATGAAGACCATCTTTTTGCATTAAAACTAGCATTGTTTGAAGTAGAACAAATTAGAGATTCTAAAAATGATGAATTAAAGAAAAAATTAAGACAATCTAAAACAAAAGCAGATTGTTTAATTAATGCTTTAACTATTGTTCAAGAAAGTAATTAG